CTACTCTTCGATCTTGGCTGTGAGGCCGAGGTTCTTCTCGATTACTTCGACATGACGCTCCACCGCAAACTCGATCTCGCCGCTGACGGTTCGCTTTTCGTAGGCGGCGGCGCGACGGATGCGCTGCCAGAGCTCCCGCGGCAGTGTAATGCTGGTCTTGACCCGGCCGCTGGTCGTCTCGGATGGTCCTTGCTGCTTTTTTGTCATGTTCCTCATTCCCTTCCCTTTCGGGTTATCTACCGTTGCTGCATTATATACCCCTAGAATGGTAAAAGTCAACGGGCAAAGCCGGGATTGCGGGGATGAGTTTCAGACCATTGACCATATTATACGCGAATGGAACAGATGTGCTATACTGGATTTGGGTTTTCGTCTTTCTTTAGGTTTTGCAACGGCCGAACAGCGCCTGCTGTTCGGCCGTTTGCGTTGTATAGGGTAGGTAAGCAAGGAGGATGGGCATGAGTAGGTTCGGCATCGCGGGGTTGATCGGAGTATCTTTGGTAATGGACTTGCTTGGAGGCAGTCAATTGCCGGGAGTAAGGAGCCAGGAGGAAAGGGCCGCGTATTTGCCGGTGGTCTTGGGGGCGGGATCTGAGGTGGAGCTGTCGACGGCCACGGCCACGTTGCCTGTGGCGTCGCCATCACCAACCGGGACGGGGACGACAGCTCCGACTATGACGCTGACGCCCATGGGGACGCCCACGGCAACCGTTATGGTGACGATGGAGTTGACTTCCACCCCAACGCCGATCTTTACTGTGGCGCCGACGGAGGCGGCGACAAGCACGGCGACGGCGACGCATACGCCGAAGCCGACGGGTACCATTAAGCCGACCAAAACGCCGAAGCCGACGAATACACCCAAGCCGACGAACACGCCCAAGCCCGCAGCGACACCGACCAGGCGGCCGCCTGGGGACTGTACGATATGTGAATATGATGCTTATAATTGCAGCGATTTTGAGAAGCAAGTAGATGCGCAGGCGTGTTTTGATTATTGTTGGGAGAAGACAGGGAAGGACATCCATCGGCTAGACTACGACAACAATGGGATTGCTTGTGAGTCGTTGCCGCTGATCTTTGGAGGGTGGGTGTTTAATTGGCCATAGTCGCTTCCTTATGCATTGATGGCAGAGACCCGATAGGTTACTTATGAAAACGGCCGCTCCACATCTTGGAGCGGCCATTTTCGTGTTAGCGTGGGGGCAGTTTCAAGTGGAGAGGTCGAGCTTAGCGGCGCTTGAGCCCTTTCTTGGAGCGTTTCTTGCGTAGCTTAGCCTCCTCCGCAGCTCGCTTACGATTAATTTCGTCAGCGAAGTTGAATCTGACGGTGGAGGGTAGCCGGAAGGTGAAGACGGTTTGGCCATCAACACAACTTGCCGCGAAGTCGCCCATGCCGATGATGTCCATACCGATAAGGACTTCGATGTCGCCGGCAAGGAGGCCATCACAGACGGCCACTTCCGGGAAGCCAACGTTATTGGGTAAGCCAACGCGCACAAGGTATCTGTTACTACGATGACGGCCGGCGGCCGTCTCAACTTCGATTATCCCTATGGGTGAAAGGCGGCAGTCGGCGACGACCTTCTCTGTGATAACTGTATTTGTGGCGCCTGTATCCCAGAGTGCTTTGTAGGTATATTCCGGATCAAGTGGTCGTGGGTATTTGTTGGTGTCAAATGCCTGTCCGATTGTGACTGTGCTCTCCAAGACAAAGCTTCGCCCATTGTAGGTAACCGTAAAGGCTTGGGAAGCGTCTTTCATGCGGGAAAGCTGACCATGGAGTGGAAAACTTGCCTGAAGCTTGTCTCATCGCCAGAAATGAATTGGACGAGGAAGGTCCCGGGCTGATGGTCTTTTGACGTATGTTCAACAGCTTCGAGTTCGTCATCGTAGACGCCGATGACGTGCTGGTTCTTGATGACCACGTAATGCCCTTCATATTGATCGAGCAGGGCTTGTCGATTAGCTAGGAAGTAGTCGAACTCTTTGTCAAGCGGTCTCTCCATATTACATGTCCTCGGCTCCGGAAATGTGCGTCTCCCAGGATGGATTAAGTGATCTAGCGTATTGGCTATTATAGGGGATGGGCAGCCGTTATGGTATAGAACTGATGGGCTGTTTCGATATCCGCTAAGAAGGATAGAGCTTATTCCTCGAACATAGGGTCGATAATGAACAAATCGGCCAAATCAAAGACCTGGCTAGGAGTTATGGTGTCCCAGTCGATAGCGTTGAGGGTATCTCGTTCAAAAGTGAGGGTCAATACTTCAACCTCGTCGACCATATCGAGGTGTTCAATTGACATCGGGTACGTGGAACCAATCAGGATGGCGTCGTAGTCGAGGCCATTGTCATGAACGGCCCGCAGAACTGTCAAGGTGTCGTGCTGCATTCTTTCACGGATGAGGGCGTTGCTGGCGGCATCGTCTGCGGCCCAGCCGATTACGATCGCGTTGTCGTAGTAAAGCGGTGGATAGGCCGCAAAGAGTGTTAGCTTACTCTCGAAACCACGATTGGATTCGCCCAGGGCCCGGTCGAGGGTTTCACGGAGGGTCATCTCGGCGGGGGTCAGGTCGCGCAACTCCTCCAGGGTGGGCGGCGCAGGCTGGAATGCGGTTGGCTCTGGCGCCGGGGTTGGTTCAGGGGGTATGGTGGTAGGGGGGGACGTCGGCGTCGGCAAGGGCGTGTGGGTTGGTAAAGGTGTATAGGTCGGTAAAGGCGTATTGGTCGGTTCAGGGGTGTACGTGTCTTGTGGTTCTACTGTACTTGTAGGGTCGTCTCTTGACGCGCCGGCGGTGCTCTCGGCGGGGGCGTCGGATTGCTGGGCTATTTCGGCCGTGGAGGTTTCGCGAGGACCTGAACTAGGGAAGAGCAGGCTGAAGAGACTGCAGATGCCGCAGATGAAGAAGAGGGCGATGAAAGCGAGGAGGTATTGTTTGCGGAGGCTGTTTTTTGGGCGGAGGCGATCGGTGGAGGGCAGGGGATCGGGTAACGGGTCGGACGTGGGGTCCTGGGACATGGGTTCCTCCTGATAGGATCTAGACGGGCCGTTGGCTGGTAATGGCTCTGGATAAGCAGGCCGGGCAGGTGCAGTTGGTTCGCTTCTTCTGGAGATGGACCAGACCGTGGATGACGGCGTTATTGGTGTCAAAGCGATCTTCGATGCATTGGAAGTAGGTGAGGTCGTCAGCATTGTAGCGGCGGAAGACGGCATAGGCAATGTGGTCGGCGAGTTGCACGACGCGCGAGGCTTTGCTGTCGACGAATAGTGGCACTTCGCAGATTTCGCGCAGTTCGTTTCCCCAGCGGTTGCCATCTTTGCGGTATTTTGTTGCCAGGGACTGGAGGCTTGTTTCGTAGGTGCTCTTGTCGAGTACGATAAGGCCTCGTTGGTTGGCGCTCTTTTCGGCGGTTTTTCGGCGGAGGTAGATGGCGAAGCGGTTACTTATTTCTTCGAAGGCCATTTCTACGGGGTCCTGATCTTTGAAGCTTTGTTTGTGAACGGCGCAGGCAAAAATGACGATGTCGGCATAGGCGCCATCCAAAGCGCGGAGAACAGTCTTGATGATTTCGATGCGTTGGTTGCGGTCCAGTTGCTTGGCCCACTCTTGGCGGCCGCCGAAGGTCTCGGAGGCGTGGAGCTCGATGGCGGCGGGATTGGCGGCGGGGAGGGCGAGGGCGACTTGTTCGAGCTGGTGGGACAGCCAGCGGGTACTTTGCTCGGGGACGCAGACGCCGCCGAGGACAAAGTATTCTTCGCTGACGGTGGAGGCGGAACCGGAGTCGTCGAGGTAGAGAAGGTACATAGCGTAATGATATCAAAAGCCCTTGAGTCATCCACTCAAGGGCTCTTGATTATCGCGATAGCTAGCTTAGCCGAATCGGGTGTTCCCGAGCGAACCGCTGATGCAGCTCTTTCGACCGCTAATTAGCCGAGTGAAACTTTGTTCAGCGAATCGCCTATCTGCGACTCTCTCGACCTGAACACAGTATAGTAGTTTTTGTGGGGCAACTCAATAGGTTGGTTGTGACTCTCATGTTCCGGGGGCAGGGTTCGGCCGGTAGGTTACGGGTTGGCGTAGGGGTCGACGGGCGGGAGAGTGTCGGGCAGGTTGTGGACGCCGATGACGCGGAGGGCGAGGGTGACGCCGGCGGGGTCGCGCTGGTAGGCGGCCGCGAGGGCGTCGAGCATGGCGGGCGGCGATGCAATCCCCTGAAAACCTCCTGGCGTATCGACGGTGAACCCTAACTTACCGGCCATTTCCTGCAGGGCGGGCAAGCTCTCTCTCTGTATCTTCGCCGACCATCGATAGTACGTCGTTTTCCGTTTCGCCATTTGAGTTCCCTGCCAATCAGTATAAGGTGGATGCATACACTCGTCAATCCCCAAATTGGTCATTGACATTGTATGCATACAAGACTATAATGTATGCATACAACAGCAGAGCGCCCCGACCGGCCTGAGAAACTAGACGGGGCGCTCACTAACCAAACACCCGGAGGTGTCGATCATGTCTACTGTAGTTGAATCCCCTTCTTCTGACAAGAAAAATCCACATTGGAATAACCAGGTGAAGATCGGCCGCGGCCGCACGGACGCCGGGGCGTTTCACCGGGCGATTGCTGTCGCTGTGGAGCTGTTCCGGACGGGCGCCTGGGACGGCCGGGGGCTGCTGGTCGTCCATGATGCCTATGAGACGCATCTCAAGATGAGCTTCTATCGGGAGTCCCTGGTGGAGGGTGTGGACTTCGAGTTGGCGAGTGATTCGGTCTATACGCGGGCTGGGGAGGCATCATGAACTACCAGGGGACGGAGATGGTCTACATTTACGCGCCTGATCCGCAGAATCCCAGCCGCCTGGAGGGTGGCAGCGGGAAGCGGATGTGGACGTATGTGGACGGTGTGGACGAGGACGGACGGCCGCGGCTAGTGGCGAAGTATGGCCAGGCGTATGTGCCGGTGCAGCGGCGGGCGGGGCAGTTGTCCATTGTCGTGGGTCGGGAGCCGGTTCGAGCGGCGAGTGACGAGCGGCGAGTGACGAATGAAGGTGGGGAGGCGACGAACGACGAGAGACGAGGGACGAGTGGGGAGAAGCGGCCGCGGCCGGAGTCGGTGGCGGCGGCGGTGGCGGAGATGGTGGAGATAGGGAAGGCGTGGCGGCCGAAGATGGGTATGCGGCTGGACTCGGCGGCGGAGCTGGTGCTGTTGGGGAAGGTGCGGTTGCTCGACCCGGAGACGGCGAAGGTGGGTGTCTATGAGGTGACGGCGGAGAGCTGTAAGTGCATGGACTTTGGGTATCGGGGCGGCTGGTGCAAGCATCGGCTGGCGGTGCGGATGGCGCGGCATTTGGCGGCACATGGGTTTGAGGTGCCGACGGAAGAAGCGACGGGCGCCGAGCCACGAGCGACGACGCCGCAGATCTCGGCGGCGAATCTGGCGCTGATTGCCAGTGGGGCGGTGATTGACGAGGAGCGGCGGTCGCAGCGGGCGTATCTTCAGAGTGAGCACGGGGCACGGACGGCCGTGGTGCGGATGTTGGGCAACGGGGCGAAATCGGTTCCGGCGGGGTTGGCCCAGCGGGCGGGGATGGGAAGTCAAATGACGAACGACGAATGACGAAGAGGGAATTACGAATAACGAATTACGAATTATGAATGGGGAAGGGTAGGCGGCGAACGACGAATGACGAATAAGGAATGCCGGTGGAAGCCGGAAAGGGAGATTTAGCGATGAATGGTTTGGATGGCATGAATGAGATGGACAAGATGGACGATCTGGAGAGCTTCGACGTGATCTTTGAGTTGGGAAAGGGTGAGGACATGGACGAGACGGACGATGGCGATGAGATGATGACCTTTATCTTGCTGGAGGACGTGCAGGCGGCGTTTGATGCGCTGCTGGAGGTTGTGGAGCGGGAGTGCGATTGGCGGTATGTGGACATGGTGCGGTCCGTGGCGGAGGACATCATGGAGATGTTGACGGGCGAGTGGCCGGACGAGTCGGACGGGGAGATGGAGGTGGTCTGATGGACTGGTACGCGATCGTGTGGTCGGCGGTGGTGTTTATCGTCGCCATGGCCTGCGCGGTTATCTCGCTGCGGCCCGAGGGCGATGATAAGGATGATGAAGGATGATATCGATTAGCGAGTGGGTGGCCTTCGTATTGGTTTGTGTGGTGTTGTCGGCGTGTTGCATCGGCCTGGTGGCGGTGGCGCGGCCGAAGGATGGCGAGTGAGATGAACGAGCAGTTGGATCGGATTGAGCGGATGCTGCGGGCGCAGCTGAAGGGCGAGGGTCATCTGTGGTGGATCTCGGGGTTCGTATACGGGCAGACATCACGGGATGACTTGTTCATCATACTGTACCCGGCTGATGAGCGGCTGGTGGAGAAGGTAGTGCGGGTGTATCCGCATGATTTCAAGAAGCTGCCCACTTTCATCCGGACGGAGGGGATCGACGGTGGCGACACGGACGGGAACCCGAACAAGGAGCAGGCGCGGCGGAAGGGGATCTATCATGAGTGTCCGTTGTTCGAGATCGTGACGTTTGACGGGAAGGACACCCAGATGGGGAAGGAGCGACGGTTTGGGGATGTCGTCAGAGTGACGAACGCCGAGCGCCGAGCGCCGAGCACCGAGCGGGGAATTATGAATGACGAACGACAAGTGACGAATGGGAAGCAAGCGCCCACGCCCGCTTCGCCCGCCCAGCCACCGCCACCCCCACCGCCCGCGGCCGATGTAGAGCGGCCGGAGTTGCCGGACTATCGGGCGATGGCGGTGGGGGCGAAGACGGCCGGTGAGTTCGATTATGCGGCGTATATGGTCCTGCGGAATGGTCTGTATACCGAGGTGGAACGGATTACTCGAACGCGGGAGAGTCTGGTGCCGGCATGGCAGCCGGGGGAGCGGCCGAACGGGGCGATGCTGTCGGCGCTGGCGGTCTATCGGGACAAGCGGTCAGCGGCTGAGGGGCGTGGGGAGGCGGCCGGAGCAGCGCACAAGTTTGCGCGGCGGGAAGCGATGTCGGCTTATAACAAGGCGATTCGGTGATAGATCGAAGGTCCATCGAGTGAGAGCAGGTGAAACAAGTGTGGAGAAATAGCACACTTGTTTCATTTTGAAACATTGTTTATGCTATTGGTGGTAGCCAAGTGGTGAGAGGGAAAGATATGGATAGGCAACTGGTGGTGCGGGGGCTGGCGGTGTATGCAGTGGCAGTGGCGTTGACGGAGAAGCGTGGGCCGGGGGATGTTTTCCGGCGAGCGCGGACGTTGGTGATCGCCACATTCGGCGAGGAGAGCAGCGCGGCGGCCGGGGTGCAGTGCCCGATTTGCGCGTCGTTCTGGTTGGCTTGGCTGGTGCCGTTACTGCCGGGCTGGGTGGTAGAAGCGTTGGCGCTGGCGGGGATGACGGTGATGGTCGAGCGGCTGGCGCAGGGGCAGAAGCTGGAGATCTCCTTATGATTGAGCCGGGACGGTATACGCTGGAGGAAGCGGCTGCGCTGGGCGTGTATGATGCGCTGAGCGGCCGTGTTTTGCCCCAGGAAGGGCTGATCATCTTCAAGGCGTGTAGTGGGGGATGTGGCTGCCGGAGCGAGGGGCAGGAGTGTTGGGTGTTCATACGGGTGCGGAGCTGATGGGCATTCCTGCGATGAGTGACACTGCGCCCACGCGGCCGGCGTTGCGGTATTACGGTGGGAAGTGGAATCTAGCGAGCTGGGTTTCGTCGTTCTTCCCACCGCACCGGGCGTATCTGGAACCGTGTATGGGCGCGGCGTCGGTGTTTTTGCAGAAGCGACCGGTGGAGGTGGAGGTGTTGAATGATGCCAACGGCCGGGTAGTGAACTTCTTCCGCCAGTTGCGCGACAATGGCGCAGAACTGATCCGGCGCATCGAGCTGACGCCCTGGGCTGAGGATGAGTATGGGTTGTGCAAAACAGCGACTGAGGATCCGGTGGAGGATGCGCGGCGGCTCTATGTGGCGTCGTGGCAGTCGGTGCATGGGGTAGGATCGGATCGGTCGGGCTGGCGCTGGGTGGCCGACCCGGACGGCCGACGGGGATTGTCGCCGTCGGCGGACTGGATCGCCCATGACCTGCATACGGTTGCCCAGCGCCTGCGGCGGGCACACATTTCTAATCGTGATGCGTTGAAGGCGATCCGGCGGATGGTGAGCCTTGATTCGTGTCTCATTTACTTTGATCCGCCTTATACGCTGGAGAGTCGGACTCGTACGGATGGCTATGGCGCGTATGAAGTTTCGGAAGTATGGCACGAGGAGGCGGCCGAGTTGTTGCGCCGACATGCAGGTTATGTGGTGGTCAGCGGGTATGCTTCGCCGCTGTATGAGCGGTTGTATGAGCAGCATGGGTGGCGCCGGGTTGATCGGGCCTTCAGCGGCAACAGCGGTTCGTTGCGAACTGAATCGCTATGGCTGTCGCCTCGAGCGGATCGTGACTCGTTGCCGCTGTTTCGAGCGATGGGGAGGTCGTTGTGAGTAGCTCATCAAGATTGCATCCGACGGCCGAGATGATGTACCGGTATATTGTCCGCTATAAGCGACGGTATGCGGGGGACAGTCCGAGCCGGCGGGAGATTGCGAAGGCGCTGGGGCTGTCGTCGACGTCGATGGTGCAGCATTATTTGCGGGCGTTGGAGAAGGCGGGACGAATTGAGCGGCCGGAGTATGGGCAGGCGCGGCGGCTGGTGATACCGGGGGCGGAGTGGCGGTTTGAGGAAGCGCGCGTGGCTGGGGACGAGCCGCAAACGGAAGATGATGAGTCGATCGTCGATGAGGCCGAAAAAGAACTGGTTTCCCCAAAGATGGGGTAAAGGTGGGGTAAAGGTGGGGTGCTTTCGGCACTAATTAAGCTATGGACCAGAAACATAACATTATTCCTGACCTTCTGTCGCTGGCGACACCGGTGGGTGAACTGCATCTTGATCCGGCTAATGCGCGGATGGGTCATCATTTGGAGCGAATTGCGGCCAGTCTGGCGCAATATGGCCAGCGCAAGCCAATTGTAGTCAATCGATCGGAAGGGAATAAGGTGGAGGCCGGGAACGGGATGCTGCAGGCGGCGCAGCAACTGGGCTGGTCTCATATCGCGGCCGTGTTTGTGGAGGAAGACGCCACGACGGCAGCCGCGTTTGGGATCGCTGACAATCGGCTCGCGGAATTATCGCAGTGGGATTTTGAGACGCTGCAGACGCTGATTGGCAGTATTGATCCTGACTTGGAGCTAGAAACAGGGTTTGGGGACGGTGAGCTGGAAGCGTTGTTGGAGGCGGCCAGGATAGAGAGCGCTGATAGTGATCTCGAGGAGCCGGGCGACGCGGAGCCGCGATTCGATAGGGCTGAGGCTTTGGCCGAGGAGTGGGGTGTAGCGCCGGGTCAGATTTGGCGGCTGCCGAGCCGGGTCGAGGGCCAGGAGCATCGTCTTGCCTGTGGCGATTGCACGGACGCGGCCGTGGTTGAGCGGCTTATGGCCGGGAAGCGGGCGACGTTATTCGCGACTGATCCACCCTATCTGGTCGATTATGATGGCACGAATCACCCCCAGAGCTGGAAGGCATCGCCCAAAAAGCGACGGGTTGTGAACAAGGATTGGTCGGCTACCTACAAGGATTGGGATGCGGCCGGACAGGGGGAGGAGCTATACGACAGGTTTGTCGCCGTGGCTGTTGAGCACGCGATTATCGAGGACGCGGCCTGGTACTGTTGGCACGCGAGCAGGCGGCAGGCGATGCTTGAGGAGGTGTGGGCGCGGCATGGGGCGTTTGTCCATCAGCAGATTATCTGGTTTAAGGATCGGCCGGTGCTGACGCGCTCGTGGTATATGTGGCAGCATGAGCCGTGTTTCTTCGGATGGGTGAAGGGCAAGAAGCCACGGCGGGCAGTGGATGAGTGGATCGGCAGCGTCTGGGTTCACCCGACGCAAACGGCGTTTGAGAAAACGGATCATCCGACCTCCAAGCCGGTGCCGTTGTTTGAGATCCCGATTCATCAGCATACTCTGGCTGGTGAGCTGTGTTACGAGCCGTTTTCGGGAAGTGGAACGCAGATCGTGGCGGCCGAGAATTTGGGGCGGCAATGTCGGGCGGTGGAAATTGCGCCCCCGTTTGTGGCTGTGGCACTGGATCGGTACTTTCGAGCGTTCGATATTCGCGGGGAGCTGATGGACGGAGAAGTCGATGGGTGAGCTAGCGGTCGAAGTTGGCCAAGGCGTCATCTATGAGGGCGAGGAACTGAGTCTTGCCGCAGTTGAGGGTCTTTCAGTAAGTCATGGACAACTTTGAGCAACGGGTACAGGCGGAGATCGCTCGTCTGGGCGAGCCGGAGTTTCCCATGGGGCGGGCGGCACGCCGACAGCGAACGGCAACGATTCGGGCGCTGGCGGAGGCGACGATGGCCGGCGTGGCCTGGACGGGCGAGAACGGGGTGCTGGGCTCCAAGCGCGATCGGCTAATAGTGAGTGAGAATACCTTCTATAGCAAGCCGTATTGGTACGCGAACCCGCTAACGCGAGAGGTAATTGAGAACGTCACGAATTTGTATCTGATGCGGGAGGCGGAAGAGAAGGAACGGGCCAGGCAGGAAAAGCGGGTCTGGTTGGAGAATAAGGAACTGGAGGCGGCCGAGAAACAGTTCAGTAAGGCTGATGATTTGCTGTCGCTACCGCACATTACCAAGAAAACGAAGTCAGTGGATGGGGAGACGACCATCATTCTCGATCCGGCCAACGCGGCCATTTTCAACGCGGCCGTTAACCTGAACCTGAAGGGCAGTGACCTGGCGCGGCGGTCGCTGGCCTTGCCGACAGAGGTCAAGCGGTCGGAGTTAACCGGGGCGGAAGGCGGGGCGATTGCGCTGAGAAATGATGGGTTGGAAGAGGTAAGTGATGAGGAGCTACAACGCCGAATTGCCGCCCTCGCTGCCGGAGCGCTTGCGGCCGTCGGCGAGGGATACGCTGGTGAGTCAGTGGCGGGCGATGAGGCAGGGGCTACGGGCAACGATCCAGCGGGCGAGGTATAGGGGTATTGTGACGCCGGAGGTGGTGGCTGCGTTTGCGATGCTGCATATGCAGACAGATGATGGGCTGCCGATTGCGCCGGCGGCGCATCATTGGCTGTGGTTGCAGCTTGTTTGTGATGTGGACATCAAGCGGCTGCTGATTGTGGCCACGCCGGAGAGCGCGAAGACAACGTGGATGATGGCGTATGCGGCGTGCCTGGTGGGGTTTCACCCAGAGTGGCCGGGAATTATCGCGGCGGTGAGCGGGCCGGTGGCAGAGAAGCGGAGTCTGTCGCTGCGGAACCTAGTGGAGTCGGCCGAGTTTGCGGAGACGTTCCCGGCCGTTCGGCCGGCAGCGGGCATGTCGTGGCGGGCACATGAGTGGAGTGTGGCGGAGGATGGACGGCCGCATGCGGGGCGGTTGCATCCGACGGTTTCTGCGTACGGTACGGGCGGTAGCATCACCGGCTCGCGGGCGCGGTGGCTGATCGCCGACGATATTCTGGATTACGACAACACCCGGACGCAGCATCAGCGGGATTTGGTGGACGCGTGGTTGCATACGTCGTTGCTGTCACGGGTGACGGCCGAGACGGGCATCGTCAGGATGATCGGGAATGCGTGGCATCATGATGACAGCCACGCTCGGTTGAGGCGCAGCGAGGGGTGGGTGATTTGCCATATCCCGCTGCTGAGCGACGGGCGTGAGGTGGCGGCGACGATCACGTATCCGGATGACTTTCGCGGCCGTCGGCTGGGGCAGCCAGTAGGGGCAGCGGGTATCGGGACAGCAGGTTAGCAATGCAAACGTATCATTACACCGTTCATCGGAATGGCCCGGCTCTATGGCCGGAGCATAAGAGTCTTACAGAGATTCTTAAGCTCCAGGCGACAACGCCCAGCTTGATCTGGGAAGGTACGTATCAGGGCAATCCGACGCCGGCCGGTGGGTATGTATTTCGGCGGAAGTTCTGGAACGGGAAGAACCGATACGCGGCCGATGGGCATGATTTGCGCGGGTTGGTCGTGGCGCGTTTTCAAAGCTGGGATACTGCGGAAGAAGTGGGCGAATCCAATGCCTGGACGGCTTGCGTGACCGGGGAGATTATGCGGGATTACCGACTGGCGATCCGGCATATGTATCGGGCGCGGCTGACATTCGATGCGCTTCCGGCGACGATTGAGAGCCAGGCGCGGCAGTGGAATGGGGACGGATTGTTGCATGGGGTGGTGATTGAGGACAAGAGCAGCGGCAAGAGCGCGCAGCAGACGTTGCGAGTGACGGCGCCGGAGTGGTTGCGGCCGTTGATCTCGCCTTACCGGCCGGTGGGCAGCAAGGAGGCGCGGGCCGGGGCGGCGGCGGTATGGTGTCGGAATGATATGGTGTGGTTGCCGCATCCGGGGAATGAGGTTGGCTGGCTGATTGACTTCGAGGACGAGTTATTCACGTTTCCGCAGGGGGCGTTTGCGGACCAGGTGGATGCGTTTTCGCAGTTGGTATTGTATAGCGAGAATTATTTGAGCGCCGGTTGGGAGGCGAAGGAAGGGAGAGGGTGATCATCGAAAACGGGCAGGGTGTGCGCGGGCGGTTGTGGGGCTGGGCCGGGCAGCAGTTGGCTCGCTATGGGGGGCTGCTGGAGGCAGCGGCGGTAGAACGACCGGAGACGATCGGTGAGTCAGTGACGCGGGGCGCGGCCGAGTATGCGGTGCGCTGGGTCTATGCGGAGAACAAGCGACTGTACCAGCGGTTGCATGCGTGGGGCCTGGCTGATTACCCGATGGCGGCGGCCTGGAATCCTGTGCCTGCGGTGGCGGGATTTTATGTGGCGAATGTGTTGTTCGGCGACCTGGAGATTGTGGCGGAGCAGCGGCCGACGGTTGATGGCGGGGAATCGAGCGAACAGGAGAATGAGGCGCTGGTGGAGGCGGTCGGCCGAGTGCAGGAGTGGTCGAACTTTATCACGTTGAAGCAGGAGCTGGTGCGGGCGGCGGCCGTATTTGGCGATGTGGTGATTAAGGTAGCCGAGCGGACGGATGGAGCGGGGAACGTCACGGGCGTCTATTTGCAGCTTCTGCCTGTGGAGAGCATTCGCTATTGCCGGGTGGATGAGCGGGGCATTGTCCAGGAGATGCGGATCGATACGCCGCGGATGACCTCGATCTTCGGGACGGCCGAGCGGGAGCATGTGCTGGTGGAGATCTGGCGGAAGTCCTGGGTGGATGATGATCAGGGAGGGGTGCGGTTCTACGAGGTCGAGGGGCGGCAGGAGGTGAGGGATGAGGAGTTGCCGGCGGCCGTCGGGGCGCAGACGTTCGGTGAACTGGGTTATGACTTTGTGCCGTTGGTCTGGGCGCGGTGTGAGACGCCGTGGTGGGAGATGACGGATCAGATCGATTATTACAATCTGCTGGCGCGGAAGAGCGCCCGGCTGAACGTGCCGTTGGGCGTGGTGCGAGCCAATGCGATGGACAGCGACGGTCGGCCGCTGCCGGCACCGCCAATCGACAATAATCGGCTCCAGGCGACGTATCAGGAGGTTGGCGACGGGGCGGCGGCGGTGATGCGGTTGCCGGGGCGGACGGAGTTCGATTGGAGCAACGGGCCGATTGATTTCGCAGCCTTACATCGGGATATGGAGGATGTACGGCTGGGCGTGGAGGAGTCGCTTCCGGAGTATCGGGTCTCGAAGCTGGATGCCTCGACGCAAATTGCGGCCGAGACGTTGGATATGTTGCTGCGGCAGGCGGGTCAGCGGGTATTGGATATGCGTGGGACGTTGGAGCGGGCGTTGGTGCGGGGGCAGATGATGGCGCTGACATTGGGGCAGCAAGCGGGGCTGCCGGGATTTGCGCGGGACGATATTGGGAATTACGAGGCGGCCGACTTCGGGCATGGTTTTGTGGAGCGTGATGTGTTTGAACCCTCGCCGCCGACGATGGCCAAGACGCTGAAAGAGCTGGTGGCGGCGGGGATGCCGGTGAAGCTGGCACTGGTGGCGGCCGGGTTTGGGCAGGCGGTGGTGGAGGCTTATGACGAGGCGGCGGCCGAGCAGGCGGTGAGGGAGCGCGTGACGCTGGCGGGGGCGTTGGTGCGGGCGCGGCAGGATGTGGATAGTGGGGTGGCCGATAACAGAGCGACGAGAATATAGAATAAGGAGTCTTGCATGGCGAATGATGGATTTTCGGTTAGGGCAGTGCCGGAGCAAGGGAAAGTGATCGAGGGAAGTATGATCATAGAAGATCGCCCATACTGGAGCATCTCGCGGGTGGTGGCGGTGCTGGCCTGGACGCTGTTGCTGGTGGTGACGTTTCTGGTGGCGATCGGGGTTGTGGGGCTGTGGAGTGGACCGCAGTTGTTCAGCACGGCCGTGTTTGTGATCGTGGGCGTGGTGGCGGGGACGCTGAGTATGCCGCGGGCTGCTTCTTCCTCGCCTCAGGGCAGCCGGCGAGGGCGTTAGGGTATGGCCGCGGATCCGGCGTCGGAGGCGGTGCGAATTGCATCGGAGTATCGAGAGGCGCTGCGGGCGTCGGAGGCGTCCGTGGTGGAGACGATGCTCGACACCTGGCAGGGCGTGCAGGATGACCTGGTGGCGGAGTTCGAGCGCTTTCTGGGAGCGCTGGACCTAAGCGAGCCGCTGACGGAGGCGCAACTGCTGCGGCTGGGGCGAATGCAGGCGCTGCTTGTGCAGGTGGAGGGGCAGCTCGGCCGCTTCGAGGGGGCGGCGGGGCTGGTGCTGGATGTGGGGCAGCGGTTGGCGGCCGAGCAGGGGCAGGCGATGGCGCTGGAGCTGTTGCACGAGCTGGGTGTGTCGCTGAATCGGTTGCCGGTGGGAGCGGTGGAGAATGTAGCGGCACTGGCGCGGGCCGGCCGGCCGTTGGCGATGCTGCTGGAGCCGATGTATGGCGCGTCCGCGGCGGGGATCATGCGGGAGCTAGTGCAGGGTGTGGCGCTGGGTCGGGGGCCGCGGGCGATTGCGCGACGAATGGCGCAGGATGGATTGACGGACGGGCTGAATCATCTGCTGCTGGTGACGCGGGACCAGTACAACCGGTCGCACCGGTTGGCGGCGTTGCAGATGTATCGTTCGTCGGGGGTGGTCGATGGGTATGTGCGCCGGTGCGCGCGGCAGCCCGGCCGGACGTGTATCGCCTGTATTGCGCTGGATGGGCAACGGTATCGCTTGGAGTCGGAGTTCGAGGAGCACGCCCAGGGACGCTGCACGCTGATTCCGCTGGTGCGTGAGGTCAACTATGATGGACTGGGATCGGGCCAGACTTGGTTTGAGGGGTTGAGCGCGGATGAGCAGATCGCGACGATGGGGCGCGGCCGGTGGGAGTTGTGGAAGGCGGGCCGGGCCGGTTGGGCCGATATGGTGACGCGGTCGCGGGATAGCGTGTGGGGGCCGTCGGTATGGCCGACACCGGTGCGGGCGCTGGGAAGTGAGGAGGCGTGGGCGCTGTTGGGCAGTCGGGATCGGATGGTGGGGGCGATTGTGGATCGGGTGGGGTCGGCTTATCGGACCAATCCACTACGGCGGGCTTACGAGGAAGAGGTGCGGCAACTGGCGACAGTGGCGGCACAGTTGAGGCGGCAGGGGTTGGATGTGGAGGCGATCGCCCGGCGCATGCATGCGGAGCGGCGCATCTTGGGCGTGCGGTATAAGGATGCGACGCCGGAGCCGTTGCTGGCGTATCTCTATGAGATTAACCGGGAGCGGTATGAAGATGTTTACGGACCAACGTTTGAATGGTTGCTTGAACAGGATCGTACGGCTGAATCCATCATACAATCGGCGTTGCGACCGAATGCAGACATTGATAGGTTATTGAGTGGGTTTGAGCAGTGGTTGAGATCCATGGATGCCAGGCAACTGCGCGATAGTTTTGGCATGTGGTTATTGGAGGCCTGAAAATGGTCGTGTATGTACGTCATTTTGATCATGCGTCTCGGCTGTTAGTGATTGATGTGGACGGCGGAGAAGTGTTGCGGGAGGCAGAGCGACGACCCGAAGGGGCGAAAGATGAGGGCGTGGGTTTCTTTATGACGACCGAGGACGGCCGAACGGTGGGCGAATATCGCACTCGCCAGGGTGCCTACTTCTTCGCGGACGGCAAGCGGTGGCTGCTGGATGACGCGGGCCGTTGGCGGACGCGATTGGTTGATTTAGAACCGCGCGGCAGTCAGGCCAGGAGGGAGTTCTCATTTCTGTGGGATGACGAGCCGGTGGTCGTGGTAGTCTACGATCGGCCGAAGTCTCTGGGATGGGTTTATCATACAGAGGATCACGAGATAGACTTCTACGCCTGGTTCCACACGGTGGATCGGCAAAGGTATTTACGTAGGAGCCAATAGTGACGGTTGATCAGGAGCGGGCGTTCTGGATCGGGTTGCGGCGAGCGCTTATTGAGGTGATTCGCACCATTGAGCTTCGGTATGGGCTGGAGAGCGCGATTGTGACGAACGAGCAGAGAAAGAGGTTGCGGCGGACGATGCGCTATGAAACGGAGGCTGAGCCGACGGAAAGTTGACAAAGGGATTGACATAGAACAATAGAGCTAATATACTACGGGTAATCGAATACGAAATTGGCACACTCGCCTACGAGCAGCCGTCACCCACGATAAGGTGATTGGCTGCTTTTTTGTTTTCTCCCCTCACTGCGACGGCAGGTTAAACACGGTAATCACGGAGAATGGTATGAAACTTTATAGAAGTCCCAGCGCCCAGGGCGGCGCACCAACACAGCAAAGTCAGGGGGCGGGGCAGCCACCGGATACCTCGCCGCCGTCGGCACAGCCGCCATCAGGAGCGGATCCGACGGCCGCGCAGGATGGTGGGCCTGCGCCGGGGCAACCGGTCCAGTTTACGGCCGAGCAGCAGGCGGCGGTGGACAGGGTCGTGGCCGAGCGATTGCGGCGAGCACAGGAGAGGTGGCAGGCGGACCAGGATGCGAAGGCGAAGGCTGACGCGGAAGAGGCTGATCGAAAGCGGCTTCAGGATGAGCAGAAGTGGCAGGAGCTGGCCGAGAAGAGCCAGGGCAAGGCGGCCGAGCTGGAAGGCAAGCTAACGACGACGAAGGCGGACTTCGAGCGGGCGACGACGCTGATCTCCGGCTTGCTGGAGAGTAAGGTGAAGGGGTTGCCGGAGTCGATGACGAAGTTGCTGGAGGGCAAGAGCATCTTCGACCAGCTGGAGATCGTGGACGCGTATCTGGCGGCGCAACCGGGGCAGGCAGCGGCGATAGGGCCGCGGACGGCCTCGACGACGCCGACGCCGGGGGCGCAGACGGCCGGGCAGCCGGATTTTGTGAAGCAGGCGATTGAGCGACAGCAGAAGCGGGCCACGGAGGTGGATCCGTTTGAGGCGATGATGAAGCGATAGGGATAGGAGGAGCGATATGCCGACAGTGAGCAGCTATCAGTTAAGCCGGGCGCAGTGGCTCGTGGATTGGGAGAATTCGCCCCGAGATCTGGGTCACCAGATCGATTGGGAGTCGGTGGACCCGGCCCGCGTGGACACGCAGGGCAAGAAGTATGTGCCCGATGGGACGATTATGGCGAAGCTGGCGAGCGGGAAGGTGATCCCGCGGCGCGACGTGGCGCTGACGGAGGGGAACGCGCTGGGGACAGAGACGGCCGTGGGCATTCTCATCGGGCAGGCCAATGAGGGAGACAGGAGCGACGCGCTGACGGGCTACGGTCTTCTGTTGGGCGGGGTGGTTTATAACAACCTGCTCTACGATTTCGGTCAGGCTAACCTGGCGACATGGAAGACGGAACTGGAGACGAATGCGCTGACGTTCGTCTATTTGACGCACGTGAATTCGGCCGCGTCGTAGCAGAGGGGAGGAGGAGTCATCATGGACTTGGATTTCACACAGGTTATCAATGACCTGGGCGGGAACGGCGGATTTTTCGAGATTGCGCGGTCGGCGCGGACGCCGGCGAATTATCTCTTCAGCCGCTTCTTGCCGGAGCAGGTGCGGCCGACGTATGACGTGAGCGCGGGGTCGATGCGCATTGTGCCGACGTTGGCCGGGCTATCGGGTATGGATGCGCGGTATGCTCAGGTGGGCGCGATGGATGCGCGGACGTTTATGGAGCGGACGGCCAAGTTGACGGCTAAGCTGCCGTTGACGGAGAACGCGCTGCGCGAGATTCACGCGTTTTCGCAGGCGATCAGCGGCCAAGGCGGGGATGTGCGCGGATGGTTGCGGGGCGAGGTGGAGGCGATCTTCAACAATGTTGTGATGCAGGCGCAACTGGACACGATGGAGTGGCTGCGCGGGCAGGCATTGAGCGAAGGCGGCGGCATTGACTGGACGTATGATGGGGTAAACCTGACGGTTGACTACGGCATTCCCAACAGCCATGTGCTGGCTGTGCGGACATTGGCGTCCAACAATGCCTATGGCGGCTCGACGTCGCAGTTCTGGGCGGACGTGCGCGCGGCGCAGCGTCTGCTGAACTATCGTGTGACGGCGTTTATCGCCCACCCGGATACGATCGACGCGATCATCCACAACGCGGTCAACGCAGCGCGAGTGATCGGCCAAGATACCAATGGCGGCTGGTTTGATATTCAGCGCTACACCGGGACAACCGAACAGGTTTCAGGTGATACGCGCGATACGTTGCGGCTGTGGGCGTATGGGCTGGAGGGCGAGGTGATTGACCCGGCCAACCCGACACAGACGGTGAAGGTGCCTTTCCTGGTGCCGGGCAAGCTGCTGGCGATTGGGCAAGCAGGGCGCGGCGGCTATGTGGTCGGCATGGGCAGCCAGGCGGACCCGCTGGACAACCGGCCGGTGGGGTATACCCACATCGGGCCGACGGTGGAAGGGGCGAACATGCCCGGCCGCTGGGGGCGGATGTATGTGCCCCAGGAAAGGCCGTGGGAGCTGCACGGCGAGAGCGTGACCAACGGCCTGCCGGTGATTGAGGATGCCTCGAAGATCGTCATCGCCGAGACGGAACTAGCCTAACGGTAGGAGGGATTGATGAGCGAGCAGATGGTTGAAATTACCGAAGTACCGGTGCTGCAGGAGGCGGCCGATCTCTACCCCAATCTCCGTAAGGTAACGTTGGATGCCGCCCATAATGTGGCGTATGTGTTCACCGGTCGCAGTAATCAGGCGAAGACGGTGCGCGGTGCGGAGTATGAGGCGCTGGCGGCTATGCTTCTGGGGTCCTTGAAAGAAGAGGATCCGGAAGAAGAGGATCCGGAAAAGGATGCGGCCGGGGCGAAGGGCAGCAAGCGCGGCAAGAACGCTGAGGGCAACGAAGAGACTGACGCGAAGTAGTGGTTTCCTCCAACGACGCAGGGTGGCCGGAACAGGGCGGCCGCCCTGGGTTGGAGGGAGTTGCGGCGAGGATGGCTGTGGCGAGGACGGCCGCACAAGGAGAGAGGTATGAGCATTGCGCTGACGCAGAAACGACGGGAGCTGAATCAGCGAAAGGTGGCGGCGCTGGCCCTGCTGGCAAAGCTGACGGAACTGGATGAGTGGCCGGAACGATTGGAAGCGCTGGGGAAGAGACCAGACGCGCTGGTGAACGAGACGTTTGTCCGGGCACTGGTGCAGGATGTGGTGCAGGCGGTGGCGTTGAGAGGCACGTTGCCAAAGCTTGTGGAGCAGCCCGGTCCTGCGGCTGAGCAGGCGGAGGACGAGCCCCAGGAAAAGGGTACTGGGAAGCCGGGTAAAGCGACGGTAAGCAAGGCGGAGAAGGGGGATGAGTCGGATTAGCGGCACAGTCGGCTATGATGCCGACGCCGACGGGCTGGTTGAGCTGCCTACGCCGCATGTGCGCGTGACGGCTGAGTGGCCGGACGGCCGGGTGACGACGGTCGAGAGCGACGCGGTTGGGACGTTTCGCTTCGACACGCTTCTGGCGGGGGAGTACCGGTTGTTTATTGCGGCGCGAGATGTGCCGCCAAACACCACGCCCGCAACGGCCGAGCTGGTGGTGCTGTTCGACGGCGTGCCGTTTGACTCGGCCGACTTCGTCTTGCAGCCGGTGACGGCGGGATGTGTGGCCCAGATCGTCGCCCGGATACGCACCCGGCACGCGGCCGTGGTTGGGGCGTTTTGCTGGGACGAGGCGATGCTGGCGGAGATGGCGGCCGAGGTGCTGGCGCTGTGCGGCCTGGCCGAGGATGGAACATTGACGCCGGCGCAGATGAGCGATTTGAGCGTTGTGGCGGCTGTGGTGGTCTGGCAGCGCGTGGAAGAGGCAGCGGCGCTGGGCTTTGACTTCGAGGCGGACGACGCGGCATATAAGCGGTCGCAACTGGCGGCGCAGGCGTCGAAGATGCGCGTGCGGGCCGAGGAGAGGGCGTGGCGGCTGGGGATCTGTGGGTTTGTCGCGCCGGTTATTGAGTGGGGCTGTGTGCCGTGACGGACGGGATGGATTGCATCGGAGGCCAACGTGTGTAGTTGTCTCGTGCGGCCGTGCGGTTGCGCGTCAGATGGGCCATGTCGCTGCGGGGCGGCCGCGGCGAGCCAGGTTGAGCTGCGTGAGATGCGGCGGGCGCAGGAGGGGACGATGACCTTTCGGGCGACGTTCCTGCGCTATGACCCGGAGAAGGATGTGTGCAGCGGGCAGCAGGTGGACGGCTCGTACTCGGAGATGCAGGTGTGTTGCGGGCTGAGTCTGGACCAGAAGGATCCGCGGCCGGTGGATATGGCCGATGGGCAGACGGCGAGCCTGTACACGTTGCGGTTGCCGCACTGGATGGCCGGGAGTGCACGGCCGTTGAGCCGCTATCGGATTGAGACGGCGCAAGGGCGACCGATGGCGCGGCCGCTGGTGATTGAGCAAGTGGGCGACGCGAGTGTGGGACCGACGGCGGTGGTGGTGCGCGGGAGGTCGGTGTGACAACGGGCCGGGCGGACACGAGCCAGGTGAGCGCGGCGCTGAAGAAGCTGATGGACGCGGCGAGTGGGGAGCAGCTCATGAAGGCGCTGATGGCCGGGGGGCTGGTGTTGGAGGCGAAGGCCAAGGGCAACATCATCCGCTATGACTTTATCGACACCGGCGCGACGCTGAACAGCACGCAGGCGCGGCCGAGCGACAACGATTCGGTGGAGGTGGGGCCGACGACCGAATACGCGATCTATGGCGAGATGGGCATTGGGCAGTCGGCCAAGCCGTTCATGCGTGAGGCATTTGACGAGGGCAAGGGCGCGGCGTTGGCGGCCGTGGCTGACGAGTTGAAGCGGCAGGTAGGCGGTCGATGAGCGGGATTGTGGAGCTGGCGTTTCGGCAGGAGCTGGTGAAGCAGTTCTTCCCGGAGTTGGGAGAGCGCATTTACGACAACGCGCACCCGTCCGGAGCCGGGTTGCCGCTGGCGATGTACCGGCGCATTGGGGCCGGTGAGCGGCCAGTGGTGTATGGCGGCACGGAGGATTGGTTGCAGGCGCGGATTCAGTTGACCTTGATGAGCGAGAGTTACAGCGAGGTAAAGCGCTTGCAGCAGCGGATTGAGCGGTTTTTCGCGGCGTTTCGCGGCCGGATGGGCCGCGCGGCCGTTGGCGGCGCGGCGGCCGTTGGCGGCGTAGACGCCGAGTGTTGTCCGGTGGAGGTGAGGTACGTGCAGGTGATCACCATGCCGGACTTTCGGGAGCCGAGCAGCCGGGCCAGACTGGCGATCTCGGACTATATCTTTCGGTATCAGGAATAGGTAGTTCAAGTTGAGGAGGTTAGAGAAATGGCACGTGGGATTATTGCATTGAATACGCCGGCTGGGTCGCGCAATTGTGTGGCGCCGGTGGATCATCCGGCGACGGCGACGGAGTTCGACAAGTATCTGAGCAACGGCCAGGAGTTCCTGGTGGCGGCTAACGGCAGTGTGTCTTCGGTGAACATCATCGTGCGCCACCCCGATGAGCCGAACTGCATCGCGTTTACGTGTGCGGTGCCGGCCGGTGAGGAGCGCATTCTGCCGCGATTCGGGTCGGAATGGCGGCAGGCGGACGGCTACATCTATGTGGACAACAGCGCCGCGACTGATGTGACATACCGGCTGTACAGCTGTGACCCGACGCCGACGCCTTGCGCTTAGGCTGAACCGAGAACGGTCAGTTTCAGACTACCAGGAGGTAGGACATGGCAGAGTTGAATGAATTGTGTGGACCGCAGGGCGGCGACGGGGCTGTCAGCGGTAATCAGAAGATCCTTGTCGTGCGCGAGGTGGGGTTCTGCGGCAGCGGCCGGTGGGAGCGCGTGGGGCATGTGCAGGCGTTTGCGCCCCCGTCGCGCACCAAGCGGACGCAGACCTATACCGAGTATGGCACGGACGAGGTCGAGCTAACCATCCGGTCGGGCATTGACGAGGGCGAGTTGAGCGCGACGGTTACGTTGTACAAGAACGACGAGATGCTCTTCCAGCTTGAGAAGGATTTCGAGGTGGATGTGAATTGGAATTATGCCTATGTCATCGGCGGGCAGTATGCCTACCCGTTCCAAGGCTACATCTCCGGCTGGCAGTGGTCGCAGGAGGCCAACGGGCCGGTGGCGGCGCAGGTTACGTGGGACATCGAGCGCAAGCTGCCGAAGTTCCAGTTCCTCTAGGTGAATCGAATGACGGACGATTCACGGTATGAGGACGAGGTGCCGGCCGAGCCGAAACCGCTGAAGCTGGCGGATGTTTTCCGGCGGGCGAAGCTGCGGACACGGTTTGTGGACTTGAGTCACCTGGATGGATGGGCGCCGGGCGAAGGGGTCTGGATTCGGGAGCTGACGGCCGGGGAGCGCTCGAAGGCGCGGTCGCAGATGGGCGAGTACCGACAGACGGAAGCGGGTGACACCATTCTGGACCTGGGCAAGGTGGACCCGGATGGGGACGCCAAGCTGGTCTGGTGGGCGACGCTGGACAGTGACGCCGAGGGGAATCCGGTACCGGATTCGCAGATGTTCGACACGCGCAAGCTGCGGGAGCTGGGTTATGGGAAGCCGGTGGAGGTGATCCAGAACATGGGCTCAGGCTTTGTGGACGCAGTGGTGAAGGAGATTCGGGAGATCAGCGGACTGAACGCCAACGCCAAGGACAAGGAAAAAAAAGGCTAACCGCTGATCCGGACTTAGCGCTGAAGTGTGAGATTGCCTATCACTGGCGGCTGACGCTGGCGGAGGTGGATGACACGTTTAGCGGGAGCGAGATTGCGACGTGGGAAGCGGTGCGTGATCTCGCTCCCTTCGGTTTACGCGGGGAGTATGTGCGGGCTGCGGCGTTGCAGGCACTGACGGCCAACGCCAACCGCGATCCAAAGCGCCGGCCGCAGGCGTACTCGCTCAATGACTTTTTGCCGGAGTGGCTGCGCTATGAGCCGGGCGAGACGGCCGATTCACTGGAGCAAATGATGGCTTATCTGAACGCCACCTGGGGGGAGGAGTAGAGCCGGGGGACACGGCTTAGGCCGGAGGACACGGCTTAGGCCGGAGGACACGGCTTAGGCCGGAGGACACGGCTTGAGCCGGAGGACGCAGAGAGACCACCGTGGAAATCGCCAAGCTGTACATCACACTGGCGGCCGATGCCGATCAGTACAAGGGGCAATTGCAGCAGGTCGACCGGGAGACGATGAGCTGGGCCGGCGATTTGGCCGGGCGCATGTCGAAGCTGGTCGGCGCGGCGGTGCTGGCGGCCGTGGCGGCTATGGGGGTGGCGCTGGGGGCGTTCTTTAAGGACTCGATCAGCAAGGCGGCCGATCTGGAAGCGCAGATGGATACTGTGGCGGCGTTGCTGGGGGCAACGGCCGAACAAGCCGAGTTACTGCGGCAGGCGACTATTGATCTGGCGTTGGACCCGAACCTAAAGGTGAGCGCAACCGAGGCGGCGCAGGCGATTGAGATGCTGGCCCAGAACGGGTTGACCGTCGAGGAGATTCTGGGCGGGGCGGCTCGGGCTACGGTGCTGCTGGCCAACGCGACGGGGGCGGACTTCAGCACGGCGGCGCGGATTGCGACGGACGCGATGGCGCTGTGGGGGATGGAAGCCGGCGACCTGGAGCAGGTGGCCAACGGCGTGACGGCAGTGCTGGTGCAATCGAAGTTTGAGGTCAACGACTATGCGCTGGCGCTGGCGCAGGCAGGCGGCGTGGCGTCGGCTGTAGGGGTGTCGTTCGAGGATTTCAACGCCACGCTGGTGGCGATTGCCCCGTTTTTTGCCAGCGGCTCAGACGCGGGCACGTCGTACAAGACGATGCTGCAGCGGCTGATCCCGACGACGAGCGACGCAAAAGATGCGATGGCGGACCTGGGGCTGATTACGGCCGACGGGGCAAATGCGTTCTTTGATTCCGAGGGCAACATGCGCTCGATGGCCGAGGTGGCGGGGCTGCTAAATGGAGCGTTAGGCGGGCTATCGGAGGAGCAGCGATTACAGGCGCTCTCGACCATCTTTGGGACGGACGCGATGCGGGCGGCCGTGGCGATGTCGCAGTTTACGAAGGAAGAGTTCGAGCGGTTGCAGGCGGTGATGGCCAACACGGACGCGGCCGAAATCGCGGCGCAGCGGATGCAGAACTTCACCGGAGCGATGGAGATCTTCAAGGGCGTGGTGGAAGGGTTGCAGTTGCAGCTGGGGAATGTACTGCTGCCGATCCTGACGAAGCTCGCGCTGGAGGGGGCGAATCTGCTGGCGGCGTGGGGGCCGCCGATCATCGAGGCGTTTCAGGCGTTCTTCAACAATCTGGGGGAGGGGATGTCGGTGATGGACGCCTTTATTGAGGCGATCGACGGCCTGGTTCCGGAATCGGTGGTGCGGGCGCTGGTGGTGTTCAGGGACAGTATTTTGCCGGTGGTGGAGCGGGTGGCGGAGGCGATCGCCTCGTTTGTGTCGTGGAAGGATGTGTTGCTGGCGCTGGCCGTGGTGGTGGGGGGATTTGCGGCGTCGTTCTTGCTGCCGTTGCTGGCTCCGATTGCGGCGCTGGCGGCGGCCGTGGCGGGGCTGACGCTGGTGTTTGCGGCGGTACGGACGGCGTTTGAGACCAATTTTCTGGGCATTCGTGATTTGGCTTTGGGCGTATGGGCGGCGCTGCAAAGCGTGTTTGACGGGATCAAGGCGCTGCTCACGGGGGATACAACGGCGGCGATGGCGGCGTTCCGGGCGGCGTGGGAGACGGGCTGGGCGGCTGTGGTGGGGTTCATCCAGAATGCCGGGGCGCAGATCGGGCAGGTGTTGGCCGGGCTGTGGCAGAGTATTGTGACCTGGTTCCAGGGGATCGATTGGGCGGCGCTGGGGCAATCGCTCATCGAGCGGTTTTTTGCGGGGATGGCGGCGTTGGGGCAGGCGGCGGCCGGGGCGTGGGAGTGGGTGCTGACCAGCCTGACCAGCTTCATCAATACGGTGAATTGGGGGCAGCTTGGCTATACGCTGATTGATCTGTTCATCAAGGGCATTATCGGAGCGGTGGGGCTCATTGGGACGGCGCTGGCGGGCATTGTCACCTACATCTGGAACTTCATCACCGGGACCAACTGGATTGAGTTGGGCGTCAATCTGGTCACGGCCATGGTGCAAGGGCTGTCTTCGTTTGCCCAGGGCGCGGCCGCGGCGCTGGCTGATTGGCGGCAGGTAATCTTCGACTGGGCCGGGGCTGAGGATTGGGGTGACGTCGGCGAAAAGGTGGCGGAGTTGGTGGGCGACGCCCTGGGTGCAGCAAAAGACTATGTCGCAGGAAAGCTAGACGAGTGGCAAACGGCGATATTCGACTGGGTCGGAGCTGAGGACTGGGAAGGCGTGGCGGAGCATATCGCCGAGGAGGTTGGCGAGAAGCTTGGTGAGGCAAAGGACGCTGTTGCCGCGCAGCTGAGCGAGTGGCAGACGGCCATCTTCGATTGGGCAGACGCAGAAGATTGGCAAGGGGTGGCAAAGTATATTGCCGACGAGGTCGGTACGAAGCTGGGCGAAGCGAAAGATGCAGTCTCGGCGCAACTCTCCGAATGGCAGACGGCGATCTTTGATTGGGCGGATGCGGAGGATTGGGAAGGCGTCGCCCAGGCTGTGGCCGACGAGGTCGGTGCGAAACTTGGGGAAGCCAAGGACGCGGTGGCGGCGCAGTTGAGTGAGTGGGAGACAGCGGTATTTGACTGGGCCGGGGTTGAGGATTGGAGCGGCGTGGCGGACAAGGTGGCCACGATGGTGGGCGAGGCGCTGGGAACGGCGGCCGGTAGTGTGACCTCGACCCTGGATAGCTGGGAGCAGGCGATCTTCGACTGGGCAGACGCAGAAGATTGGGTTGGCGTCTCGGAGACCATCGCTGTGGCCGTAGGCGAGTCGTTAGCGACGGCGAGTGACAAGGTTACGGAGAAGCTGAGCGGTTGGATTACGGCTTTCACTGCTTGGGTAGGCACAGTGGATTGGTACCAAGTCGGCTATGACATCATGTTCAAGATCACTGATGCGTTTCTGGATTTCAAGGAGGCGATCAACGAGAAGATCAGCGCGTGGCTGACGGACACGCAGTCGGCGACTGAAGGGTATGCGTGGTATGAGGTGGGGGCTTACATCCTGGCGGAGATCGCCAAGGCGGTAGCGGGAACGGTAGCGGATTTCGTCACGGTGGTGGGGGATTGGATCAGCAACATTGGCTCGGCTATTAGCCAAAACATAGAGAACTTAAAGCAAGTCGGCCGGGACCTCGTGGGGGGTATTGCGGCGGGTATTTCGGCCGCAGGCGATCTTATCCGTGGGGCCATTGCCGGCGTCACGGCAGCCGCTGAACCGGCCGCGCGTCAGGCGGCTCAGAGTGATTCGCCCTCAAGACTGATGATGCCGGTAGGTTATGACCTGTCGGCCGGCGTCGCGGTGGGTGTTACGCAAGGGGCGGGGACGATCATCAGCGCGATTCAGGATGTGGCGGGGCAGGTGCAACTGGAGGCGGTGAAGGCGTTTAGCGAGGCGGTGGCGGCAATTGGGGAGGCGATTGAGAGCGCGGTGCGGTCGTATGTGCTGCTGAGCGGGTTTGGCAGCGCGGACACGGGACGCACGGCCGCGAGTCTGGCGGCGATCACGCTCTTAATGAAGGGGATGGTGGATGCGTTCCTGGAGGCGAACGGGCACGCGGCTGAGGCGCTGGAGTTGGTGGGGACGTTTGCCGACGCGGCCGGGTCGGTCGTGAAGCTAATCACCGACAGCCTGCTGCCGCTGCATATTTTGGCAGCGATTGACTTGGGTTTCCTGAGCTCAGGCCGGTTGATGGCGGGGCTAAGCGGGATGCGCGATTTCCTGGTGGCGGCGGTGGGGGCGTTTGTGGAGGCGGCGACCGAGTTGGGGGTGTTGGGGTCGCTGGTGGAGTCGTTTACGAGCGCGGCCGAGGGGGTGATCGGGCTGGTGGAGGAGGGGCTGCGGGCGGTGGCGCTGCTGGCGGGGTTCAACTTCGGGGCGGTGGTCCAGGGCTGGCATCTGCGGGATCAGATCGTCATCTTCCGCAAGATCGCGGAGACGATGGTGCGGGAGTTCGCTGAGGCGGCGCTGGGGCTGGCGTTCATGAGCGAGGCAGTGGAGGCGTTTACCGAGGCGGCCGAGGGGATCATTGGCCTGGTGGAAGAAGGTCTGAAGGCAACGGCGTTATTGGCCGGGTTCAACTTCGGGGCGGCCGTCCAGGGCTGGCATCTGCGGGATCAGATCGTCATCTTCCGCAAGATCGCGGAGACGATGGTGCGGGAGTTCGCTGAGGCGGCGCTGGGGCTGGCGTTCATGAGCGAGGCGGTGGAGGCGTTTACCGAGGCGGCCGAGGGCGTGATCGGGCTGGTGGAGGAGGGGCTGCGGGCGGTGGTGTTGCTGGCCGGGTTCAACTTTGGGGCGGCCGTACAGGGCTGGCATTTGCGGGACCAGATCGTCATTTTTCGCAATATCGTGCGGACGATGGTGCGGGAGTTTGCGGAGGCGGCGGGCGAGTTTGGGTCTATGGCGGAGTCGGTGAGCGCGTTTACGGAGGCGGCTGAGGGGGTCATAGGTTTGGTGGAGGATGGGCTGAAGGCGGCCGTGGCGTTGAGCGAGATCGATTTCGGGGCCGTGGTCCAGGGCTGGCATTTACGCGACCAGATCGAGACGTTCCGCAACATTATTCGGACGCTGATTCGGGAGTTTGCCGAGGCGGCGACGGAGTTCGGGTCGATGGCGGAGTCGGTGGAGGCGTTTGCGGACGCGGCCGATGCGGTGCTGGGACTGGTGGTCGACGGCATTGAGGCCATTCAGGCGCTGAGCGAGACGGACTTTGGGGCGCTCGTGCAAGGGTGGCATCTGGCGGGGCAGATCGAGACGTTCCGCAACATTATCCGGACGCTGATTCGGGAGTTTGCTGAGGCGGCGACGGAGTTCGGGTCGATGGCGACGTCGGTGGAGGCGATGGCGGACGCGGCTGGGGCAGTGGTGGATCTGGTGGGACCGGCGATTGAGGCGATTGGGTTGCTGGCGAACTATGAGGCGGTAGCCGGTATTCGGGTGGCGGCAACAGCGTTTTCGTTGCAGCTCGCGGCGGTGTTGACGGCGTTTTCGGAGGCGTTTGCGGCAGCGGCGAACGGAGCCGAGGAGGCGATGAGTGAGGCGGCCAATTTTGCGGAGACGGCCGGGGATATCCTCGATGTAGTGGCGCCGGGGATTGAGGCGCTGGGCGTGATTGCGACGTATGAAGCTGTGGCAGGTATCCGTGTGGCAGCGACGGCCTTTGCTTTGCAGCTGGTGGCGGTGGTGATGGCGCTCACGGATGCATTTGAGCAGGCAGGTATCCTAGCGAACGAGGCGGTGATTGAGGCGGGGGAGATGAGTGGGGCGCTGGAGGATATCGTCTCGGTCGTGGAGCCGGCGGTGGAGGCGGTGGTGGCGTTGGTCGGTTACAACACAGTCGGGGGGTTGCAGACGAATGTGCGGCAGTTTGCGGCCGATCTGGTCGTCGTTATCCAGACGCTGGTGGACGGGTTGAAGCAGGCCGGGTTGTTGGCGAACGAGGCGGTGGCGGAAGCGGGCGAGATGGCCAAGAGCATCGCCGATATTCTGAAGGTGGTGGAGCCGGCGCTGCATCCTGATAAGGGCGCTTTGCCGCTGATCGCCAAGTATGTGAGCGCCGGGGGACTGGTGCAGAAGGCGCAGCAGTTTACGGCCGATCTCATCGCCGTGACGCAAGTGTTGGTGGATGGGCTGACGACATCAGCGCTGGCGGCCGGGGTGGCGTTGACAAAGGCGGGGGAGATGGCCAAGAGCCTGAAGGACCTGTTTGATGCGGTGGGGAACGGGATAGATGCGATCAACGACATCGCGAATTACACCAAGGGGGCCAACCTGGCGCAGAAGACGGGGGAGTTCACGGATGATTTGGTGACGGTGGCGACGGTGATTGTGACGGGGTTGACAGCGGCGGCGAACAAGCTGGGGGCGGAAGCGGTGTCGGCGGCGCATGCGTTTGCGCAGTCGGTGGGCTTGATCGTGAGCCGGGTTCGGTCGGTCGTTATGGATCTGAATGAGTTGGGAAGTGTGGCCACGCCGAGCATTGAGCCAAAGCTGGCCTATATTGCGGCGTCGGCAGAACAGATCGCGAAGGCGTTTAGCGCGGCGGGTGATATCGGCGCGGCGGTGAAGTACGCGGAGGTCTTCCGGACGAATTTGGAGCAGCTCGTGCAGGAGGTCAAGCTGGCGGTGGCGCTGCTGGCGGCGCTGGCGGGGACGGGGACGAGCGGACCGGTGGGCGCGGCATTGGGCGCTATCGCGGCGGCGTTGCAGAACACGGCCGGGCAGTTTGCGGGGGCAGGGAGGGCACTGGCAGAGGCATTTGTGGCCATGCTAACGGTGGGGATTGCCGGGGGGGCGGGCGCGGCGGTGGGAGCCACGGTGACTGTGTTGGGCGCGGCGTATAACGCGGGGATGGCGGCGGCCAAGGCGTTTGTCGCCGTGGGTGTGGCTATCTCACAGGCGATTGCCGCCGGCGTGCTGTCGGGGCAGGGGCAAGTCATTAGCGCGGTGGTGCAGGTCATCGGCGCGGCAAGTGCGGCCGGAACGGCCGAGGCGCGGAAGGCGACGGCTGTGGGGCAGGAGCTGGTTCGGTCGGTGCTGGCGGAGATCAGTGGGGCGCGGGGGGCGCTGGACTCGGCGGGGTCAGCAGCAGGCGTGGCGCTGATCGATGGGATGGTGCGGGCGATTACGGCCGGGAAGTCACGGTTGGTGAACGCGATTCGGGAGTCGGTGGGGGCGGGGATTGCAGCAGCCAAGGCGGCGCTGGGTATCGCCTCGCCGTCACGGGTGGCGTTTGAGCTGATGGCTAACTTCATGCGGACGGCGGCGATCCCACTAAGCGACCCGCGCGGGCTGGTCAAAGCAATTGGACAGTCGACGAGGGCGATGGTGGCGGAGGCGGCGCGGGCGATAGGCGATATTGGCCAGGTGCAGGGGTTGGTGGCGGCGCCTATGACGGCGGGGACGGTCGGGAGCGGCTCGACGATGCGCCTAACGCAGCCGGCGTTGGCCGCTGTGGCACCGCAGCCGGCGACGCCCCGCGGACTGGTTCAGCCGGGGCCGGTCTATAACTTTTATGGCAACTGGACGGTTGAGGGAGTGGAGGATGGTCCGGGGTTGCTGGAGCAACTGGCGTCTATTGCGGCGGGAGCGAGAGGGCGATGAAGTTGATGAGTTTCAACGGTCAGGCCATCAATGACGGTGTGGCGTATCAGGCGTGGTTCCTGACGCCAGTGAAGAGTCTGCCGGCGCTGTCGGCCAACATGGCGCGGCGGCATGGGGCGCCTCCGCGTATTGGAGGCATCGGCCGGAACGGGGTAACGCTGCAGCTGCTGGTTCGGGCGCTGGCGGGGAGCCGGGCGTGGTTACGGGCGCTGTTTAACGGCGAGGATGGGACACCGAAGGTATTGGTGGCGGCCGAGGATGACGGCAGCAGCCTGCGCTACGTGAAGGCGCTGTGTCTGGAGTTCAACCAGACGGCGCAGCCGGGGGTGTTTGTGGCGGTGTTGCAGGTGGATGATGAGGTGCGATGGCGATCGGTGGCGCCGACGACACAGAACTGGAAGGTGACGGGCAGCGGGCAGACGACGACGGTAGTCAACGGTGAGGTAGGGGTGAACGATGACGCCTACCCGACCTTTCGGGCGACGCCGCGACAGTATTCGGTGGGGCTGAACCCGTACCGGTCGTTTTTGGTTGTGCCGTGGCCGGCGGCACAGGCGGCGGTGAGCTATCCGACAGATATCACGAACGGTGGACTGGACACCCGCATCGCCTTCACGCATTTCTACTCAGCGGCCGGGAATGATATGCGGGTGATTGTCGATGGGCAGGAGGTGGATTATTGGCTGCGCGGGGTGAACACAGCGACGACGAGCGTATGGTGCAATCTGGATTGGCAGGCCACGCAAACGGCCACCCTGGCGGCCGCGCTGGGGGCCGGGGCGATTACGACCCTCACGGTGAATGAGGACATCGGTAACTTTCCGATCAGCGGTATCTTGCAGATCGACAACGAGCTGCTCACTTATACGGGAAAGGACCCCGGCGGGAAGAGGTTCACGGGGGTGACTCGAGCGGCAAAGGGATCGGCGGCGGCCACCCACACGGCCGGGGCGACGGCGCGCTGGATTCAGCATGACATCTGGGTGGAGTATGGGTCGGCGACGCTGACGGCGATTGTCCCGGACAACAGCCGGAAGCCGATGTTCGATCTGGCGACCTCGACGAATACGAGCTGGAACTATCTGGAGTTTTTCGAGGAAGGAGCGAGCCGGGCCGGGGCCTGGGCGTTTACGAACCAGCAGTGGACCCAGGCGTATGGGGGTAACCAGAAGTCGGAGGCGAATCCGTATGGGGAGCTGGGGATTTCTGACGCCACGGAGGAGCAGACGAGCAAGAAAACGCTGCGGGGGCATTGGAGTCTGGTTAACCCGTGTGGGATTGTGAGCGCCAACTTCCAGAGTGGTGAGCGGTATTACGGCCGGAGTGACTGGTGGAAGGCGCGTTTGCGGTCGAGCGTGGACGGGTCGAAGCTGATCACTCATTACAACCTGCCGACGGGGACGATTGACGCCTGGGTGGCGTGGTCGCAGAACGTGACCCTGACCAGCGGGGCGCGGTATGTGTATCTGTGGCTGGAGGGGTATGCCAAGAACACGGAGCCGATGCGGGTGGAGGCAAGTCAGGTGACGGTGGCGCTGAACGGAGCCAAGACGCCGACGGCGAGCATTTTGCCGGAGCAACTGGTTTACCGGATGGCGGCGACGCTGACGAACGAGGAGACCGGGGACGCGATTGGGATCAATTTCATGCTGGACGTGGATGAGACGCTGCGAATTGACGTGGACAAGAGCGAGGCGATCTATGAAGTGGACGGGTCCGGCAGGTTTGCGGCGGTGGCGGTGATTGGTGGCGAACGGCATCGATGGTTGCGTTTGGTGCCGGGGAGCAACACGCTGCGCTGGGACGAGGCCGGAGTGCTGGAGGTGGATGTGGAGATTGAGTTTGAGCGGCGGTATTTTGCGTGAGGTGATGAATGGGCATCAGCGTTGACACGCAAACCGTCGTACCGTTCGCGGTTTCGACGAAAAGTCCGAGCCTGACCCACACGTGTAACGGGCCACAGCGGTTGCTGGTCGCCCTCGTCCACGGGATGCGCAATTCGGACACGGCCTGGTCGGTGAGTAGTGTTATGTATGGGGCGTTGTCGCTGACGCAGCAGGTGGCTATCGCGCTGTCGGGGCAGGGCCGAAATGTCCGGACGGAGATATGGACGTTATTGGCGCCGGTGCAGGGCAGCCCGCAGACGTTACAGGCCAGCTTCTCGGCTTTTGCGGGGTGTGTGTTGACGGCACTCTCGCTGACGGGGGTGCATCAGACGACGCCGCTGGGGGTAAGCGGGAGCGACAGCGGGGTCAAGGATGTTTTTAGCACACCGATTGTGACCGGGGCGGATGGGTCGTGGCTGGTGGGGGGAGCGACTAACCGCAACGGCACGTTGAGCTGGACGCCGGGGACGGGAGTGACTGAGCGGTATGACCAGTCTACGGGAACGGATCTGACGAGCGACCAGGTGGGGATGGGAGGTAATCGGAGCTGTGGGGCGGCGGGGTCGTATGATTTTGCGGCGACGTTGAGCGCCTCGAACCGGGGAACGCTTGTGGCGATTGAGGTGCGGGCGGCGCCGGCCGTGGCGGGCGGTCCGGCCGGGGCGCGCTTTATGGTGCCGACGTTCGGCGGACGGGTATTTAATCATTGAGGAGTGGAGGAGTAGAGATGGCACAACCAGCAGTTTTTGTAAATGACTTTCGGAGCAAGGTGCGTGAGCTGATGCGGGCGCAGAACGAGGTGATGTTCGCGATCCGGCCGTATACGGCGTATGGCGGTAAGGATGTGTGGAATGAGATCAAGACGTACTTCACCGAGGGAAACGGGGCTGACATCTCGCTGGACGAGTTGCTGGGGATGATCAGCTCGGTGCAGGCGATTGATCAGTTCATCAAGGACAACTATCACCATACGAATCTGGACAAGGCGTAGGGAGCAGAATGACCAGCTATAACCCGCCGGTTAAGAATCAGACGTACATCGTGTATGCGTATCTGCGCAGCCGGACGGATCCGAATGTGTTTCAGAACAACCCGACGCTGGCGACGGGGGACGCGAAGGTGAGCGTGGACGGGGGCGCGTTGGCGAATCTGGCGACGCTGCCGACGGTGACGCCGGCGGGCGGCAAGCAGATCAAGATAACGCTGTCGTCAAGCGAGATGAACGGCGACAACGTGAGTGTGGTGCTGTCGGACGCGGCCGGGGATGAGTGGAGCGATTGGGCGATTACGTTGCAGACGGTGGCCGCAGGGCGGCAGTTTGACAACCTGAGCACGCTGACGGCGGCGCAGGTGAACGCCGAGGCGGATACGGCGCTGGCGGACTATGATGCGCCGACACACACGGAGTTGACGGCGGCGCTGGCGGCGCTAAATAACATCAGCACGGCGCAGGTGTATGCGCAGGCGGCGGCAGCGTTGGCGGCTTATGATGGGCCGACCTACGCGGAGTTGGTGTCCGAGCTGGCGGGGTTGAATGATCTGGACGCGGCCACGGTAAAAGCCAAGCTCGTGGAGGCGCTGAGCGTAGACGGGTATGGCGAACCGGGCGCGGTGCCGGGGGCGACAGCGACGATCGTCGAGATGTTGGCCTGGATGAAGGCGCTGACTATTAATGAAGATGTGCAGACGGCGACGACGCGAACGGTGAAGACGAGTGGCGGGTCGGGCACACTTGGATCGGCGGCGGTGAGTCGGACCCCATCGGCGGTGACACGGGGACAGTTTAGCTGATGACGGAAGAGGAGTTGCTGAGCCTCTTTGGGACCGTCGGCCCGTGGTCGGTGCTGTTTCCGTCGGCCGGGGCTGACCCGTTGGTCGAGGGCGACATGGCGCATCTGCTGGGGCTGTATCGGGGTGAGCTGATCCCGGTGAATCTGCTGGTGTCGCTGTCGCCGGCGGGGGTGTCGATTCGGCTGCTGGTGGGGGACAAAAGCGGGCGGGTGCTGACGAGCTTGCGGCCGGATATTCGGCGGGTGAGTTGGCGGTTTAACGCGCTAGGCCAGTTGTCGTTTGCGCTGGCCCGGACGGATGAGAAGTTGCAGGAGCATTATCTGCGGTTTGGGAATCGGATTTTGTTGCAGTTTGACAACGGCCTGCCGCCATGGGGTGGGGTCATTGGGGGCACGTATGATTGGAATGATGCGGAGGTTGTCTTCCAGGCGATAAGCGGCGAGGCGTTGTTGTTTCGGCGGTTGACGGCGCGGCAACGGCGATTTGATGATGCCACGGTGGGGGCGATTGCGCTGGCGTTGCTGACGGAGGCGGATGCGATTGCGCCGACGGGCGTGCGGCCGGGGCGGATCTGGAGCGGCGGGCAAGGGCACTTCCCGGAATACCACTACAAATCATTGGGCGATGCGCTGCACGACAGCCTGGTCGAGAATCTGAGCGCGGAGTCGTTTGATGTGTCGGCGCGGGAGGAGGCCGGGACTATCGTTTTCGAGTTGAATCTGTATGGGGCGCGGGGGGAGCGGAAGACCAATATCGCGCTGGTGGAGAACCAGAATGTGGCTGATGTGCGCTTCCGGGTTGAGGACACGATTGTCAACGCCTGGGTAATGGCCGGCGAGGGGAGCGACTGGGGCGATGATGATCGGGTGTATGCGGAGGCGATTGATGAAGAGAGCATCCGCCTTTACGGTCGTCGGGAGGATTTCGAGGTTCGGTCGGGGGCGATTTACCAGAGCACGCTGGACGAGACGATTGCCAAGCGACTGGACGAGACGGCTTACCCGACGCGGGTGCTGGGGGTGGCGGCGACGGACGATGCGCCGGCGCGGTTTAGTGACTATGGCGTGGGGGATTCGATCCTCTGTGTATTGCCGTCGTATGACTGGAACGGCCTGCGGGGGCTGTATCGGGTGCTGGACCGGGAGTTTCTGCCGGATGAGGGTGTGACGGATCTGGTGCTGGAGGAAGTGCGATGACGAAGAAGCGGCGGGTCTTTGAGGGTGGCTCACTGATGCCTAGTTTCCTGGGGGGTACGATCGTGGGCGATGTGAGCCGGTTGAACCGGCAGGCGCAGGCGATTGACCAGGAGAAGTTGTCGACGCGGTCGGCGCGACGGGACTATGTCCGGCAGTTGCAGGAGGTGGTGTTCGACGGCTGGGGGATGCAGGATGTGGCCGTGTCGTTGAGCAATGTGACGCTGAACCGGTTCGGGAATAGCTGGCAGGCTGGGTTGCGACTGGCGACGGCCGGGAGTGTGGTGGCGTTGGGGGCGCAGGTGAGCGACCAGCGGACGGCGGGGAGCTGCACGGTGAAGGTGTACATCGGTGGGTCGCTGACGGACTTGACGGCGGCGATTGACGCGGATGCGAAGCTGGCGGTGCTAGAGACGCGGCCGGCGGGGGAGGTGTTGTTTGATGTCGGCGAGGAGATCACGTTGCGAGTGAGCACAGTGAGCAGCTGGGCGCCGGTGACGGCCGATTTGCAGGCGTTTATTGTGGTGAATCTGGAGTTGTAGCGGTGACGCAGGGGGTAAAGCTGTCTCGGGCTGAGATCGAGGCGATTCTGGCGCTGTTGGCCGAGGGGTATACGTATGCGGAGGTGGCTGAGGCGACGGGGTTTGGGGCGGGGACGGTGTGCCGGACGGTGAAGCGGCATGGGCATCCACCCCCGCCCTGCTGGACGGAGGAGACGGTGGCGGCGCCGCTGGAGCGGTTGTACCGGTCGGCGGTTAGCTATGAGGAGATGGCGCGGCGGCTGGGGATCAGTCTAGCGCAGGTGAAGAGGTGGCTGCGGCGGCGAGGGCTGACGGGTCGGCCGCGGCGGGTGACGGATGAGGATGTGGCCGAGATGGTTCGGCTGCGAAATGAGGGGCTGTTTTACCGGGAGATCGCGGCCCGGTTGGGTTGGCATCATGACACGGTGTATTGGCGGGTGCGGGAAGCGGCGGGCGTGGACCACGGCCGGGCGGCGGAACGTAAACGGGAAGTAAACCGAAGGTGGGCATATCGAGATGTCGGACAGTATAGAACGCACGTTTGAACCGATCGCGGTGATTCAGGAAAGTGCGGCGGGGATTAACCCGGCGCCGGAAGTGCTGGCGGCGTGTTGGGGGGCGCAGGTCATTGGCCTGCTGTTTCCGGCCGTATCCATTGGGGGTGTTGTGCCGGTGGCGGCACGGGTTGAGATGGTGCTAGCACCATTGGGGGCAGTCTATTACATCAGTCAGGCCGTGGCGATCTGTGCGCCGCAGCCGGGCGACGCGCTGCCGTCGGCTTGGCCGGTGGTGGATGTCTACACGGTGAATGGGGCGTATACGGCCGGCGAGGTAGTGGGGTTGTCGGTGCCGGTTAACGGGACGATGGCCACTGAGGGCTGGGGGGTGCAGCTGCGCGCGGCCGGCACAGCTTATAACAATTTGCGGGGGGTTGTGGGCAGCGTGCGACTGGTGGTGGCGTATGCTGTGCCGGAGCCGCCAGAAGCGGAGCCGCAGGAGTACGTCTACACGATTCACCGGCCGTTTGTGCCGGGGGATAGTGTGGCGCTGAATGTGATGAATGGCGGGCGGTTGGTGGCGGAGATGCGGTTTGTGATTCAGTAG